CATGAATACTACAATTAAAGAAGATAAACTGGAAAATTATACGACAAAAGAAGAAGGAGTTAAGAAGATAGAAGAACCCTTGAAAAAGGATGCCCCATGGACAGATGTTGAGGCTGTCTATGTCCATGGGAAGAATAAGAATCTTACTGCATTGTCTGCAGCTGAGAAACTTAAATATGCAACAACTGAGAAGTATAAGAGACAATCTGCTGCTTCAGAGAAGAATCATCGTAGACATGTTGATTCTTATAAGACTTATAATCCTGCACGAAATGAGGCTGGTCATATTAAAACTCCAGTTCTATATGCTATTGAGAAGAATGAAATTGTTGTGGTTGGTGAAGCCAATGAAGTTGAGGCTTGGGTTCCAAAGAGTGATAATGTTCCTTATGTTGTCACACATTTGAAACGTCTAATCCTCCAATCTTTTTGTGACAATTTCCGTCAGTCCCCTGAGCACTACTTTATTGATAATTATGAGGAAGCCAATTTAGAACCAATTATGTCCACAACTGATTCTGCTGCTGTAGGCCTGTTTATTGAGAAAATCAATTGGACAAGCTTTACGGCCCGTGTTCCTCGTGAGAGACGTGGTTTCCATATATTTTCAGATGGGAGGTCCATTTCCATCGAACAGAATTTAGGTTACCATACTTTGAAGATGCAATTAAGATGTACTGTTGAAGCTTCTTTAGAATCTTTGACTAAGAAGGAAATGAAGAAGGAGGCTGCTTTTGTCGGAGCCTCCTGTTATACGAGATTCTTAGAAAAACATGCAGCTTCATTGAAGCTTGCTCAACGACAACCTGGAGAGGTTTCAGTTCCCCTAGTTATGGGTGACCCCGTTATCACACTCGCGCGTGAATTAGAGTGTGGTGAGGAGGTTACTGATACTGGTGTGATATTGACACCTTTGAGATCTAGTCCTAAGCCATTAATTCCAAACATGAATTGGTTTTCTGATCCCCTTGGGGTTAAAGAATCCTCTAAGGAATTATCCACTGCCGTTAAGGAAGCGATTACTGAAGGCTTGAAGGTTGAGATGCCTATGGGAGAGCTTAATGCTCTCGCTGATAGAATTTCAAATACTCTAGACGAGAAACTTAAGAACATTAATGTTAATCATAGTCTTAAATTTGATTTTGGATTAGGAGATGCCTATTCAAAATTGACAGACGATTATCTTGGTTTCTTGAAGCCTTACTTGCCTTCAGATCCTAGAGTCCGTGATATCTTGATCATCATTTTCATTGGCTTGGTTTATCATTGGGCCATAAAGAAAGGTGAAGAGTATGCAAACTCAGTTTTTATTGGATTAGGAGTTGCCACTGGGTTATCCCATTGGTGCAATAATCCTGTAGTTACTGCTTTTTGTGGAACCCTCTTCGGACTTGAAGTTTGTAAATCGATGCCGTCGGTCTATGAATACATTAAGTCTATGTTTACAACTAAATCAGTTCCACTTGTAGAGAATTCTGCGATTAATGATTTCTCTTCTGCTTTCTTTAGTGGATTTGTTCCTACCGTATTCCTTGCTACTATGGCCCGTTACATCGGCCAAGTTTTCTTGGGTTTTGTTCCACCAATGCCATGTTTGGCAGATGTTCCCTTCATGAATATGGTCGCAAATGGTCTAGTCTTGACATATACCAATATCCTTGATTCTATGATCAAGTGGGTAAATCTCTTAACTAGTGGTCTCGGCTTTAAGATGTTCAAAACAGTTTATACTGAATTTCCTGAGTTATTTGACATCATTGATTATTTCAATGAGTTGAATAGGAAATTTCAAGGTGGTCATCGTGTTACGAAGATTGACTATGCTGATTTTTTAAAGAAAATAGATATAGTTGAGATGACCTCTAAGAAGATTTCCCTAGGAGCACCATTCCCTGCTGTTAATAAGAGAGATGACATTTATCGCCAACAGATTGCTTATTGTCGCTCTATGATTAATGCTCTCTACGTCAAGTTTCGCGCTGTAGGAGTAATTCTTGGCGGCGATAAGCCTGCACCATATATGGTTACCCTTTACAGCCCTCCCGGTTATGGAAAGAGTGTATTAACAAAATTAGTGACTAAATCAATGGCTCCTATAGTGTTGACTCGTACTGAATATGAAGAGTATAAGATTGATCCAAAGAGTTATGAAGTAACTATTAATCCGTCTGATGAATTTCAAGAAGAAGCTCGAACTCGTCATAAGATTTACATCATAGATGATATATTTCAGATGAAGAATGAAGGCTTTGATCCTAAGATCTGCCATGGTAACTGGCTTATTGGATTTAACAACAATATCCAACGTGTCATAAATCATGCCTTTGGAAACAAAGGAGAAGATTTCTACAATGGTCTTTTTGGTGTTGCTAGCACGAACACTTCTCCTGAATTGTTCAAAGGTAATACCACTAAGCTTAGTGTCACAGACAAGGATGCTGTCGCTCGTAGAATGGGCGATTGTTGGAAAGTTGATGTTACAGATCCTTTCCGCTCCTATTCTTATGATGCTACAGGGAAACCTGTTAGCTATCAATTGGATGATGCTAAAGCTGCTGCTGATGGATCAGGTGACTGTTGGTCATTTGATTCTACATCTTATATGAGTACTATTTCTAATTCAGTTGAAGCAAAGCCGGCAGTAACTGGAACATATTCTTATAACAATTTCCTTTTTGTTACTGCTAAAAGGTATGTTGATCATCATATTAAACAAGAAATTCTATTGGAAACTTTTAGAAATCTTGATAGTAATAAGCGAATGAATCCCTTCGCTGGGATGAATAAGCTTGAGATATTGAGCTATGTTGCTAGAGTTGATTTTGGTGATCGAGTGCCCCTTTCACAAGGGAGTGATGTTAGCTTGATGATGAACAAGAACGCAGACTTTTCTCTAGAATTGGCTGAAGAGCTTCGTGACCGTCATTACCGACCTTGGATCCGATTCTTTGGTATGAGATCAGAGAAAGTGATTCGAGGGATGATGGCTTCATTGGACGAGTCCATGTGGCTCGGTCTGACTAGTTTGATTCCTACTTGGACAGATCTGAGCGATGAGCAGCTTCTTAAGGAAGTTAAAGTCGCAAGGATACGTTATGAAAACATGAAACCACATGAAATAGAAAAACTCTTACAACCAATGGTTGTTGAGAATGAGAGAGTCTCACCAATCGTTTCAACCTTGAAAGAATGGTTTCCTGATGATCAAGAAATAGTGAATATGTATCGGTCTGATCCTGCTTTCTTCCTTGAATTCGTTGAGAACTCTGATATGTACGCCAAGTGGATTTCGGAATCATCAAAGAAATTTGGATTTGATGCCGTAATTAAGATTTTAGGACATCGAATCATTTGTCCCTCTGAACATCTATCACTTTTTCTACACTTTCTGAAACAAACCTTCGCAATATGCTCTGCTGTAGGCAGGCGCGTTTGCTGGGCCTCTGTTGACGTAATGCGAGCGATGGCAAAATCAGCTACTTGGTTCGATTTCATCACAGATTCCTGGTCGATTTTCAAGACTCATGTTTGGAAGTTGTCAGAGGACGTTTCGACGTTTAAAGATGATGTTTTGAATATGTTGGCCTTAGGTCTACCATTACCTGGTACTTGGTTAGCCGCCTTCTCCGCTGCGGCTGTCTTTGCACTTTCGGCCGGTCCAATTTTTGAGAAAAACTTGGAGGAGAATTCCTTGCTTAAAATTCGAGTACATCCGAAAGAAGTTAAGAAAACGACAACCTCAAAAGTTAAGACTATTGACTTGAAGCCTGCCCTCCATCTAAATCCTGGAGAAGCTGCTCTCAAGGCAACTGGTAATTCACTTTATTTCGATTCCGGAGTGAAAGACCTCGAAAATGCCGTGATCGAGAACACTTACACAATGGTACAAGATGGGAATGCTATTTCTAATGGTGTATTCATTCAAGATAGGGTTCTCATGGCGAATGCTCACACTATTGCTGCGATGTTTCCAGATACCGCTAAACCTGGGGATACTTTTTCCCTAGTTGATCCTCGTGGTGTGGAATATGAAGTATTGAAGTCCCATTGTAAACCCATAATTTCAAGTGAGATTGATTTGGGTATTATAAATGTGAACCAGAGCAAGATCGGAGCAAGACCAACAATTATTAAGAAACACATCACCAACGCCCTACTTGATGAAGTCAAGGGTATTAGAGATTTACAATGTCTATTGACCTATCACGTAGTCGAAGATGGAATTCGAAAGATTCGACATATTCCTGTTACTGTCGACACACGAAATCTTGAGACTCAAACCAGTAATGGTATTAAGGTCGCTCGAATGTTCGCGTATTCTGTCGCTGGTCATGCTGGTGCGTGTTTCTCAAGTTTAATCCTATGTGATGATCGGTTTAAAGGAAAACATTGTATAATGGGATATCATAGTTCTGGAAGTCAATCTGGTGAAGCGGCCTTGGGTGCCTCAGTTGCTGTTACCCAGGAGTTGTTAGAGAAACTCTTGGAGCATGCCGATTCATATATTTTCCACCCAGTGGAGCCAGTTCAGATCCTTAGAGAAGATGCAAATATTCCCCCTCGCGTCCCTATTCTAGCAAAGGTTGAACCTGTTTCTATGTCTAATATCTGTAAGTTGAAGAAAACACCTCTATATGGTTTTTATGATGATATTGAGAAGTATGAGAAGCAGCCTTCCATTCTAGTTCCTTACGAAGTTCAAGATGAAGATGGTAATTGGTCTGATATGCGTTTCCCCATGTATCAAGCCTTAGCTAGATTCAATAAGGATGTGCCTGCTATTAATGACCATTTAGCTAATTATGCCAGGGTGATGTATACGTCAACACATGATGCGTCACTCGGGTCCTTTAAACCTGAACCTAGTGTTTGGAGGTTTGAGGATGCCGTTAATGGTAAGAATTGTGTTGGCCCTGATAGTCGTTCTTCTAGCGTCGGTTATGAATTGAGAATTCGGAACATAACGAAGAAGATGATGTATGGTCCTGAAGGAGATAGGGATCTTACTAATCCTACAATCTCACTACTACAATCTGAATTGAAGGATGACATAGGGAAACTGAGAGAGGGAATTTATCCCAATTGGAGTTTCTTGGGTTTTCTTAAATCTGAGATGAGAAGTCTTAGGAAATTGTTAGGCGGAGATATGAGATATATTGCTGGAACTGAGTGGAAGTGCCACATGGTCACTAAAATGTATTTCGGTCACATGATTTCTGAGTCAACTCGATGCTCAATTAAGAATGGAAACCTAATGGGTTTTAATCCTTACTCTAGACATTGTGACACTCTAGCGAGCTTTCTTACCATCTTTCCTTTTCGAGTTGATGGGGATTTTCAAGAGTTTGATACTACCATTAGATCTTGGTTAGCCGAACAATATAAACTTTTCACACGACACGTCTATTATAATGGAACTGAGGAAGAACATCGAATCCGTGACATTTTAATAGATAATATGATAATCTCCCAGCATATCATTTCAATTAGAACCGATGAAGGCATAATCGCTTATAAGGTTCAAGTCATCAATGATATTCCTTCTGGAGGAACTCTAACCCAACATTTCGGTTGCTTCGCCAATCAAATCTTAGCTAGATATAGCTATCTCATGTCCTGGTGTATACATCAGGGTTTTAGTCATAAAGACTATAGCCCAGTTCTACACCCAAAGCCGGATTTGATTTCTGAAGAAGACAATCAACACCATATAACTCTTGGCGACGATAACATCTATTGCTTTCGAGAACCTAGATATGGTCATACCCCGATTAGGATTCAGAAGAATTTCTCTGAGATCGGCATGACTTATACTAGTCCGGACAAATCGACCCCTTTATCTGAAAATTGGAGAACTATGGATGAAGTAGAAATACTTCAACGCCATCTCGTTTTCTGTAAGGATTTGGGCCGATGGACATGTCCTATTGCGGTCAAGTCTATTTTAGGAGCACTTTACTATACTGAAGACCTGAAATCACTTCCCGCTACTATTGATACAATGCTACAAGAGATGTCTCTCCGTGGAGAAGAAGAATTTGGTGGTTTTGTTAGTCGATTGAGAGCTCGAGCAGACGAAGTTAATATGTTGCTTGTTTCCCCTTATCTAGACTTCCATGTTGCTCGTAACTTTGTTCTAAATACTACTTACGCCCCATGGGGGGGTGTAACTACCGCGGTCATCATTGAAGACATCTAGGGGCGATGGGGTTATGCCACACATAATCCCAACCTCCTCTTGACTGTTAAAAATCGAGATCTCTGCCCTGCTAAGGGCGGTATAAATATAGCACCAATTTTGTATAGTGTAGGCTTTATTCCTACTTACTTTAGGTGACTCATGCCGTAAGGCGGAACGTACAATCCGATCAATTTTTGATACTGTAATATAAATGATGGATTTATATGAAATTTTGACTACAGAGTTCTCCTCTCGAGAGAGGGAACTATAGGTTCACTAACAAAGTAATAAATAAAAAGAAAATATAAATATTAAAACCAATTTTACAACATGCCATTCTTAAAATTAAATAATCCCCCCGTACACATTTTTGAAACATCGGCTCCGAAGGTTACCTTTGTTGAGCTCCCAATTTTGATCCCAAATATGGAAGAGCCGATTTCTGACGAGGTTCATGTTACCACTGAAGTGGTTGACCAAGGAACCGAATCTACAAATTTTTACTCTTCTTCCCCCGCACTTAGCTTGCACACTACTCCCGCGAGCGTTAGAGATTTCTTAGCCAAAGATATTATCTTGGCCCCTTACGTTTGGTCTACTTCAACTGCCGTTAACACTGACATAACATCCGGTGGTATTGACGTTTTTAGTCAATTCCAAGGAGCAGGTATTAATGCTAATAAATTATATGGCATGAACCTGATTCGTTGTAAGGTTGAATTTACAGTTAAGATTAACTCTAATCCTTTTCAAGCTGGTAGGCTTTTAGTGCACTTCCTACCTTGTGTTGCCCA